TTTATGCGGAAAGGCACCATGTGGTTTCTAGAATCAGCAACTTACGAGATCCGACCCACCCTCCCCCTCCTGCGTGTAAATGCTTAAATCTCATCGATTTTGAGACGACGCGACCGCCATATCCTCAGCTGTTTTGATCGCGTGGCATGGCCTGCAGAGGCCTTGATGATTGGAATGTTTCCAAAATCCCGGGTCGCTGGCTGAGTGCACGGGAATGATGTGATCGGTCAATTCACTCGGCTCAATACGACCATTGAGCTGACCTCTCTCGCACAGCGTGTGATTGCGACCACATCGACATGTGGCCTGACTTAGAAACCATTGCGAGTAGCGGGCCCATCGTGAGGTGTAGCCACGCTGATGAGCAGAGCCTCGATCATGATCAGCCTGCCTTCTCTGTTCCTGCTGCCTGTCTGCGTCTACCTGTGGTGGCTTGTGCATGGATGTGAGTGAAGGCTGAAGGGGAGGGGGCGTCGCTTCGCTGCTCTCGCAGCTTCTGGCTCCACAAGCGGTACTGCCGTGCGTCCTGACACGGATCGTCAGATTATCCCCAAGCATGTCAACTTGCATGGCAGGCGTAGACTACTTTGCCCGGTTACGATCGCACCTCGCCTGGTCGAAACAGATCACCGTTGGACGGAGATGATGCGCTCCAGTTGATGCACTTGCGCTGCGATGCCCAGTAATCACGGGCAGCCTTTGTTTCACGCCTGAAGTTGCGCAGCGAATGAATGAAGAATAGACCAGTCTCGCCTGGTAGCCCGCCTTCTTTCATTACCGCAAGCTTCTGCTCTACAAACTTCTTGGCGTTCTCTTCACTGGTGAACTGCGCCTCACCAGGCAGACGGTTGAGTATGCGAACTTTGATGCCGCTTTTCTTTTTCTTCAATTTCTTTTTTCGGGGAAAGGTTTAGTGTGTGAGGTCTTTCTCCTCATCACCTAAAGGTGGGCCGGGCGCTACTCCGGGCAACAAGCTCAGTCGCTGTTTCTTCAGTTCCAGTCTACGTTCTCAGGTCAAGCGGGTTTGTCGCTGATCCTGAAATAGATCCGCTCGGAACCATCGCCGCCAAAAACGGCGCCATCATCGTTCTCGCTCGAGGTCACGATAATCTCGACGCGATACATCTTTTTCGGAAGCGCCGCGATCGCCGCTTTTTCGTCCGTCGTGAGATCGCCAGGGTTAATCGTAAGAATTCCCGTGGTGGTACTCAGCGCGACGCCGTCTTCCGATTCGGCGCGGGTAATCGTGACGCCGCCGAAGCAAATGTCCAGCTGCGTCCATTCACCCGAAACTGCGGCGCCGTCCTCCAGCAGTTGCAGCCGAATCTGATTGTCGCTGTCACGGACGAATTGCTCGGTCTGCGACATCAGGCACCCGGAAAAAAAACGGATTTTCTGTCGACGCTCATGACTGCCTGAAGTTCCTCGGCGTTCTCTGGCTGAAGGTCGGCGAAAACGGTCAGCTTCAGGCTGTTGTCGCCCGCGGCCTTCTTTGCCAGCCGGCCAGCATGACGAAGAAACACCGACAGCTTAATCGCCGTTTCGTAGTCCATAGTGACGTTGGCGTTGCCGAGCGTCATCACGACGGTCGTGCCTTCAACGCGCGTGCCGAACCTCGTGTGCCGCAGGATTTTCTCGCCGACAGTCCGACTTTGCATCAGGGAACAACCACGCTGGGAATCATCTTCAGGCCACACTTTGTCATGGCTGCAGCCGCGATGGCCTGTACGGATTCCTTATTGCCTGGCGTGACATGGTTTTCTTGCAGGACCGATACGCCCGAAACGGCGCGCATGACATAAACCCGGGTCAGCAATCCGCTCTTGTGGCGCGTGATGCGGACAATCTCGGTCTCGCTGTCGTTGAACTTTTTCTCGTTAACGACCGCAGACCAATCGTTGTCATTGATGTCGACGGTATTGCCGTCAGCCAGTTTCACCTTTCGATTTTTCATTGAACCGCCTCCCGGGGTCTCAGTCGACGTTGATATCGAGTGCGCCAATCGCGAATTGTGGATTGATGCCGTTATTGATCACAAGGTCGGCATCCAGGTCCGCGTGGATCCGCAGGACGTCGCCTGTCGCAATCAGGCCGACACCGAGATGAACAACGGTGTCGGGCCCGCCGGCCGACATTTCGCCGAACTGAACCAGCGCGGCATTGCTCGCGTTGTTCCCTGACACGGTCCAGCCGCTGCCGTTTCTGGTCTGCGTCGGCCGCGCGTAACCGGTATAGGCGACTTCGTTCGACGTCAGCACCGTGCTGGTGTCATCGAGTGCAGACGTGTGCAGGGAAAGTTGAGAACTGCCCGCGCCTGAAGAGCCCGGCAAGCCTGTCGCGTCTCCAATATTGGCAATGCCGGTGTTATTGAAGAGCAAAAGCAGTAACTTATTCTCGAGATCGTTAACAAGACTCATGAGTCAAGCTCCTATTCTGTCAAGACTACCGACCGGCCAACGGTTAGCGAATCAACCCGGCGAACCTTCGATTCGGATTCAATATCCGCACCTCCGGCGACGAGCTCGGCTTCCCAGGGCGATCGCAGGAAAACAATCGATCGAATTGGCGTGAGCGAGAGAATTCCTGGCTTATCGATCCTCGGAAATATTCCGACGTTCGCATCGGTGAGTTTGCCTTCAGCATCAACTACGATGTTAACAACCGCACGCAAGACCCCCGGCGCGCGCAGAATGGCCGATCCGGTGAACGCAAGAGCCGCCGTCGATCGAAGAACGCCGGCCAGTTCTCCGTCCGCGCTGGTGGTAAAGGCAATACCTGCCGCAGCGGCGAGCCTTCCAACTGCGGAGATATCTGCAAGTGGCGCGAAGGTCACATTCGCTGCCGCGGTGATCCGACCAGGCGCGTTTATGTCCGCCACGGTCGAAACGAAAATCTGCGCCGCTGCCGACATATCCTCGTTGCTGGCGCCCGTCAGATTCGCAGCGTTGCTGAAAATGACGCTGGCAGCCGCGCTGAGTTCCCCGGGCGCGTTGACGTCTGCGCTGGTCGAAAACGCCGCGGCCGCGGCCGCTGAAAGCTTCCCGGGCGCGTTTATATCCGCTATCGGCGAGAACGTAATTGATGCGGTGCCTGTCAGGCGGCCTGGTGCATTGACATCAGCGGCAGGAGAAAAGATGATCGTTGCGGTTGCCGACATATCGCCGCCGCCGGCTTCAGCGATCGGAACTTCCGGCTGCTGCTGCCCTAACGGCCCGCCCTGAATGTCTTCAGGGTTGATCTGGTGTGACATTCACCACCTTAAAACGACGATATGCCGTCGGAGTCGAAACCATCTGAGTGAAAGCACTTCTCACACACGATATGCCCGCAATACTCTATTTTCTTGGAATTAGGCTCTTGCGTCTGCCCACAGTACGCACAAATCCACTCCTCTTTCTGGACCACATCTTCGGGGTTGATCTGGTGGCTCATTGCGAGAGAATGCCTTTAGGTGGCGGACTGCAGTCGCCGATGAATAGGAGCTCATCGCACGCAACGGTAAAACGGTAAGTGGTCGAGCCGTCCGGGTTGTCGGTCTTGCTTAACATGCGGACTTTTCCGACAACCTCCAGACCGCAACGACCGCATATCATCGGCGTGTCAAGGCCATCCTGAAATTTGACCCTCCGAATTTCGAACTGATGTTTCTTGCTCATGCCGCCTGTGCCGGCGCCCAGCGATTCACGAACTCAGCGGACGCCTGGAAATCTCCTGTCAATCGAAAGAGAGCCTTAATGAGCTGGCCTTTGGTGATGCCGCCTAAGATCATCGAGATGCGCAGCATTTTCTCGCGCGCCTGCAGTTCGACATCTTTGCCGGCGCGCCATAATTCGAGCATTTCGTGAAGTCGAGTATCGAGTTTGTCATCCGACAAAATTACTCTTGAAACTCCAAGTGAATCGCGGCCGTGCGCATGCTCGTGCCAACACACACGATGTTGGCCTGATTCGCGTTGGTCTCTGCCTGCGTGAGATCGAAAGACCAGGTCGACGCATCAGAGCCAAACTCGTTTTCTGTTGGGGAATCGGTGACAGCGGCTTCTGTTCCTCCATCAAGAGAGATCGTGCAGGATACCGACGAGGCGCCGGTTGTGAACTGTCCGTTCGTGCCCACCGAGAAGAACGAGATACGATTCCCAGACGTTGCCGTGTTCTTCGGGAGCGTGATTGTTTTCGGGATATCCCCGATCTTCTTTCCGAAAGATCCGCTGACCGTGTGATCGGCTGTTAAGGCATCCCAGAAAACGTCCGAGGTGTTTTCCGCGCTGCTCAACTCAAGAGCGATGATGGCGAAGTTGTCCGTGGTCGCCGGAGTAATTGGCAGCGTCCTGTCCAGCGTCGCTAAACTCGAAGAACCGACGAAGTCCTCAATGTAGGCGAAGTACGCGCGATCGCTGTCGGAGACGTCGTAAACGATGATCGGCTTATTGTTGAAATAATCGTTGGCGTAGATGCCGTCAACGTCCAGGTGCACATGTGTCGTGTCGTTGCCGGTACCACCAACGCTGCCGTCGAGTAGGAACAAGTCTGAACCGCCACCACTGGTTGATAGATCGGCCAACTTTTTTCCAGAAGTTCCTGCCGTCGTCCGTCCGCTCAGCAGGTCTTCCCAGACAATATCGCCGACCTCAGATGAAGAAACCGTACAGACAAACGGCACGATCTGATAGACCGAGCCGCTATTCGGATTTTGCGCCCAATCCGAATCTACCGTTGCGGTGTCGGTCGAGTTCACATAGTCGATGATGATTTTGTTTTGCCCTTTACCCTGACCGGACAGGATATGGACCAATGAACAATTTATTCTGTCGTCACCCGTGAAGTCCTCGGCGGACGCCAATTGAATCTGATTATTCCCAGTTCCAGCTCCCTGCGCCGTCCCGGTAGTCAACGGCTTCATGACGTTGGCGGTGATTTCGGTGGTCACATCTGCCGCGATCTTAGCCGCGGTGAGTGCATCTGAAGCGATCGCGCCAGCGTCGATCGCACCGTCAGCAACCTCTGAGGCGCCGATCGCATTGGCCGCTAACTCTGATGCACCGATGGCGTCGGCCGCGAGCTCGTCAGCGCCAATGGCGTCCGTGGCAATTTTGGCGGCCGTGATCGCATCGCTGCCGATCTCAGCAGCGTCAAGAGTGCCGTTGACGTTCGAGAAATCAACGCCGGCTTCACCAGTCGAAGCGACGTCGAGAGTCCTGCCGGCCGTTGTCGGTGAAAGCCAGTTTGGGCGAATAATGAACCGTGTGCAGTGTGACTGCTCGACGCTGGAAACCGTAACCGCCCAATAAAAGCAATACGACTTGCCGTTCTCGTAGCCGTTCGCCGCGGAAAATGTGATCTGCTGTTGATAGAGACCATTCGTGTTCGTCGAGTCGAGAATGGTCATCGTGCCATTTGTAATGGCCGTGCTTGTGGTCTCTTCGTAGATGCGGTATGTCGGCGCGGTGTCGCTCACACCGCCCGTTGTCGGATCCAGGACGGTCGCGTAGAACGTACCGACTTCGTCGATCTGATAGACGCCTGAGAAACTCTGGCTTAGTAAACTTACAGGCAGCGTTGCGACCAGGAGCGCGAGAAGTAAAAGTCTTTTCATCATAAGTCCTCTCATTCTTCAACCTGCCAGAGACGGAATGCCGGGGAGACGCTGGTCGGCTTCAGTGAGAGCACGATGCCTCCTGCGCCAACAGGGTTCGCTGTATCCCAATCGGCCGAGATTGTTCCTGTGGATCCTGCCGCTGTCCTGGTTGCTTCAGAAAACGTTGTCAATCCGTCGCCGCCAGTCATGGACTCGTCGTAATGCTCTGTGTAGGCAGACGGATTCGTGCCGGTGAGTGTGACAGCGCCGTTGTTGTTGTCTTCCCCGGCGATGCAAACGATAACCAGCGCATTCGCGGACACTGTGCTGATTGCCGTGATACTGATCGGATCCGAGGTCGATGTGAATGGAGTTCCGATAGTCTCAAACGGATTGCCTGTCGCGATCGCGCCGCTGTAACAGGCAAGCATCGCGAATGTATCGCCGGTCGCTCCACTCTTGTTGAAAACCGGATTGGTCGCAGAGCCATCATGCCGAGACCAGAAAAACCAGTAGGACGCCGTTGTCGATCTCTCAACATTGGGATCGCAGGCGCTGGTGCATCCGGTCGTGATCTGCGTCCAGGTATCGCCAGACGCGTCGATAGTCGCCGTGTCATCGACGTCGCGAACGATCGCTTGGTAGATGAGAATGTCATTCGCGACGCAGCCGCCGGGGATCGTGATCGCGGAAAGGTCGGCACCTGTTGATGCCTGAATCGCGCTCGCAGCACGGAATGCCGGCGCCGCATAGACGGCCGGGACAAGCATTAGGAATGCGATCGCGGCGAATAAGAGTTTCTTCATGGTTTCCTCGGCTTCAGTTTTCCCCGCAGTAAGGCGAGGCGAATCTGGGCATCTGTCGAAAGCTTGAGCAGCTTCTGCTTTTCAATCTCCGGAAGGTTCGGCATTGCCCTGATTTTCATATCGGCGAACGTCTGAATCTCGTTCAGCATTCGAATTTCCTGATCGCGCAGTGGATCTGAAGGCCGCGAGACCATCGCCCACATCAAAGCTATCAGCACAACTAAGACGATCAGCGCGACTACCGTCCGTGTCATGGCCTCACAAATAGCCTCAGCTTCGGATTGCCATTGCCTCCGGTCTCGCCAGGCTGACTGTTTTCGATTAAGGGATGCGGGAACTCAAACGGGATATAGTCGGCCGTCATCGGCCAGGCATCGCCGGCACAGATGAACAACTGGCCATCGCTTGAGTCTTCGTTGTCCGATCCGTCGAGGTTCTTTAATTTCCAATTTGGGCCCGTGTCGGTTTCCCAATACGCCGTGCCTGACGTGCAGGTGCTCGGGCGGTTCGCGTGTGTGCCGAATCCGGTTCCCGTTGTCCCATCGAAAGGCGTGTCATCGTCGGATTGCGCAGTGCCTTCTTGCTCGTAATACTCCACATCCTTTCTAACATAGTCTTCTGCACTGTCCATCTGAAGGCCCATGCAACCATCTGGACTAAAATTACTTACAGAAGTGTTGATATAGGAGGGGGCTGTACCTGTATTCGCAAAGACATAGATAGGCTCAAGGTCCATGTCTCTTGAGGTATTACCAGCAGGCACGGCCCCAGTAGTCCAACCCCACCCGGCCTGTGAGGGAATAGGCATGCCAGTGTAGCCCTGACTGTTAGCCGCTGTGCCCCAGCAACCGTAGTCGGTAACCCCCGGAGTCGCTGCTCTATGCAGGTTCCACTGCTCGTAGGACATAGCTGCTTTATTGGGTGTTTCTCCACACTCATTACCCCAAGCGGCAGTGTCGTAACACGGGATGATGTTGTTGTGGATCCGTGAGGTGCCGCCGTGAATCGAGATGAACCCTTGACCGTTCATGTCCTGGCTGCCGGTTCCTTCACCGACATATCCAGTCATCGTGCAGATCAGGATGTTGTCTCTTATAAATTCATTGCCATAAATCTCTGAGGATCTCGCGGCCCAAGGCTCGGTGTCTGACCCGTGGTGAATGAAGCCAGAATTGATAACGGTGTTGTATCGAAAGACGAGCCGGCCGCTCTCCTTGACGTCGATCATTTCGTTGAAGCGATTAAGCGTATTGCCTTCAACGAACAGACTCTGGGTGCCGTCAGCGTCTGCGTCTCCGAAGTTGGAAGCGGAAGTCCAACTACCGGCAACATCAGCAGCCGCCATTCGTATGAACGACTGATTGTTCTGGCAAGGGCCAGAGTCGGAGATGTGCCCGACCATGTTGAAGCCGGTAATAACGCCTCTATTCGGTGCGTGAATCAGCGCGCCAATGAATCCATTCGGCGGCGGGCCCAGCGACTTCATGCCCTTCAGCACAATAGGCACTCCATCAGGCTCCGGGTACATGAAAATCACAGCCGCGGGATTCGCGTGCGTTGTATCTCCAGTGTGGTTCCAGAGAAACGTATTACTTCCGTGCCCGTCTCCGCCAAAATGAACCGCACCATTCGCGTTTTCGTGGATGACGATCGTCGATTCCGCATCCCCACCATCAACCAGCCCAGAGAACGCGTCGTCCTTGATCTCAACGGTTCCGCTCGGAACAATCCAGACGTGCTTGGTGATGACAAACTGCGTGTCCATCGACATCACGCCAGCACTGGTGACGGTTATTACGGCGGGAGTAGAGTCGTCGGCGGCGAAGTTGTCATGGCAATCGATGAGTGCCGCCCATGTGTCCGCCGCCATGGTGTGCGAATCCGTAACGGAGCAATCGTTGCTCTGCGCGAACGCCGGAACGGCAAATAAAATTAACCAAATGGTTAAAAATATTTTCCGTTTCACTGCCGGATGATTCCTCGAGGTGTGGTGTAGCCTGTTCCCCCGCCGCCGCCTGCCGCCGTGTAGTTCACCTTGATATAGGTTTGCGTGACCCGGATTTCATCGCCAGAACCGACGTTGTCCGACAGAACGAAGAATCTCTCGATTGGGTTTGATCCCGTGCCTTCAACATCTGCCTCCGTCCACGCCGAACTGGTGTCAGGGTTTGTCGTCCACGTGTTGCAAATTTGAGTGTAGGAGCCTGTGATGCTATTGATTTGGGCAGAGTCATAGTTCGAACCATTGATTCGAAGGCTGAGGTACATGCTCGCTTCCGCAATCTCCTTCACGACAACGCACACTTCAACCGATGTGATAGCTGAAGAAGTGATACTGAAAGCCGTGTAGGTCCAGTCCTGAACATCAAAACTCGAAGCGGACTGGATATAGTCTGTGTCTCCGTCGTCGCTTATACCGGAACAATCGCTGGCAATAGTGTCGGTGACTGCGCTCACCTTCGTGGAGCCAGCGCCCAAGGTCCATCCATCGAACGGACCCACAGCCGCAGGGCTTCTGCATTGAGAATCGGCAAATGCCGGAGTAACGAACAAAACCGCGAGAATCACCAGTAAGGGAATTTTTCTCATGAAACCAGAGTAAGACTGCAGGTCAAGTGGGGTTGCGCCGAGGTCGCCAGAGCGACAAGCACAGGCGTCAAGACAATCCGCGTTATTTTTCTCACGGCGCCAAGGATGATCCCGAAAGGCTCTGGCTGCCGAAGTGTTTCTGGCTCTTGTGAATTCCGAGATCGCGTAGATTTGTAAATGTTTCAGGACACGACGGACATCGGTGGCTGATCTTTTGCTCGACAGAACTCGTGGGCTTTTTTAGTGGTGTTGGTCCTATCTCTTCCCTTACGGCAGCCGCAGATTTCTTTTCGGCCCTGGTGCTGTTCTGCTTTACCCGGCGACAGTTCTTGCAGTGGTTGTCCAGGCCATCAGCAAACGCGGAGTGCTTATAAAACGTGGCGCCCTCTGCGGCGAACTTCCCACATTTCTTGCACCGCTTTCCGCTGCGCCGGCTCGGAGTTCTCGCGTCGATCACAATCGGCTCCGGATTTGGGCGTTTCATGATCCCGAGGACTTTACGAATCGCGTCGCATTCCTCAGTGAGCGAGGCGATCAACTTCTCTCGCCGGTCCAGTTCGTTTTGGAGTTCAATTCCGAGATCTGTGGTCATTCAACACCTTCGATGTTTTGAAATAGCGGTAGTCGATTGTTCTGTTGAATCTGGTTGTAGCAATCCGTACAGCGCTTCCCGTCTGGTGAAATCTTGCCGTGGATCTCGGGACATCGGTCGCATTTGCGCCCGTCGATCGCGATGCCGCAACGCTTGCAGCGCTTCACATCCTGCGCCTGGCCACTGCCAGCCTTACGCGCAATGCTGGAAAGTATCGGCCGTTCCTGTGAGGCGAATGCCAGAAGGGTGCCCAGGTCGATCCAGGAGTGCTCGCATTCAAAACCCATGGCGTCTCTCATGACACCTCCCAGGACTTTCGCCACTCGAGTCCGCGAGCGAGAAATGCTGCGCGCATCTTGGTGACGCAGTCGTAGAGCGAATCAAACCAGAAAGCGATGCCGCCGTGGTCGTTGATGAACTGCATCCAGGTCTGCTGATCGAGAGACGGGTATTCACCCGGGCGTTTTGCTTCGATCTCCATCCGCACGCCGCCTGGCCCTATGCCGGTGATGTCCCCTTGACCGTTCTCGCCGAATCTGATCATCCGTTTCGTCGTGACGCTGTCGCGTTTCCGTGTATACGTCTGCAAGAATTTTCCGGTGTTCTGACGCCACACCTTAACGCCGGGCAAAGTGTTCATCCAGTCGACGCAGGCCGCCTGAATATTCTTTTCTGTCGAAACGGTCGCGGCGCGAGTCATCGGCCCTTCGCTTTCTTTTGCTGCGCAGCGTGATAGCCGCGGCGCCAGGCTTCGTCCTTCGCCTTGTCGGCATAACGAATCGCATTGAGCGAACGGCCGGCGTCGTAGTCGCGCTTGCCCTGATTGAACGCCGCGAGGATTTCTTCCTGTTTCATACTTCGATCACCCTGCAGATGTCATCGATCCGACGAATGATTGCCGGATGCAGACTCTGCGCCTGCTGGAGCTCCTCGAGGCTGAAGTTGCTCGTCACGGTCAAGCCGAGTTCGCGCTTGTAGATCGTGTCGAACAAATCGAACAGTGCCTCGGTTTTGAATTCCGTGGCTTTGAACTTGTCGATATCGTCGATGAACAAGTGAAACGGTTCGGCGTGTCGTACGCGCTGGCGCACAACGCAGAAATAATCCGAGTCGAGCTCCGATCGACGGAGCTCAAACACGAGCTCGGCCATGGTCAGGAACAGACACGGCCGCTCCAGCTTCACGAGCTCGATGTATTGCGCCGTCGCCAGGTGGGTCTTGCCGCGCGCATAGTTGCCCCATAGAAAAAAACTTCCCGTCAATTTCGCATGGATCGCGGTGACCGCCTTCTCCTGGTCGCCGTCAACCGGCACGTAGCTGGCGAGCGTGGAGTTACGAAAGCGCGCAGGGATCTCGCCGATTTTCTGCTCAAGAATCTTCCGGCGTTGACACTCACAGCGAACGACGCCGGCGGGGCAACGGGCGTACCCGGTTCCACCGCAGAAAGCGCACTTATCGCTGCTTTGGGGTGTAAGGCTTCGGCCCGATGCGCGATCCATCTCCGCTTCGAGTCGCTGCCTGACCTCCGGTGCCGTTTTGCCGATGTGTTCCATTGATCTCTCCCATAAACGCGTTGATGTTGCTTGCGAAATAGCGAAGCGGATGCCCCTGCCTTTGGTGAAACGGATCCTGGCTACGGATGAATCGAGCGCCAGCGTCGCGGAGTTTTTCGAGTGCAAAAGCCTGGTCGCCGGCAGTGGCCTTCAGGACGCGATCGAGAGCGGCAAAGTCAGAGCCTTCGGCAATCAGCTTCCGCCCCTTGACCGATTGCCATTCGGCGAAGAAAAATTCCACGAACGGGCCGCGGCGTTCCTCAGCCGCGGGTTTCTTTTCTGTCTCTGTTTTCTGTCTCTGTATTTCTGTCTCTGTCTCTCCGCCCGCGCGCGAGGGATAGCTGTCTGCTAGCGGCAGTGCTAGCGGCTCGCCAGCGATTTCATGCTTGCTAGCATCCTGCTCCAGTGGCTCTATCCAGCCTGTATCTACGAATCTTTGCAACGGGATGGCCTTGGACGTGAGCAGCTTTGCCTTAAGCCAGGACTGGCTCGTGGACACCCTGTTGTCATGTTGTGACGCAAGGACGAAAATTCCGATCAGGAGGTATCTTTCGGATTCTTGGAGTTCAAAAAACCGCGGCTCGTCCCATAAATCTCGGTAAAGTTTGATCCACGGAGGGCGCCTGTCGTGGTAGTGCTGGAAGCGTTCGAAGTTGCGGACTCTGAAAAATTTCACTCAGCGAGCTCCAAAGGTCAGCGAACTTGGTTTCACACGGTTCTACCCGGGCCTTCAGGCCAGCCCGGGCGTCTCTTCCCACTATGTCGGCTTAGCGTTTCATAAGGCACCTCCAACTGTAATTGGGAGCGTGTTTCATGACCTGCTACACGATAAAAGGCCTCCGCGGATCTCCCGCGGCAGCATGCGCTCCCAATCTCTTTCAGGCGGCAGCGATCAGCCCAACCAGCTTCAGCCGGCGGAACTGATACGGTCCGTTGTGGACGAGCTCGTAATTCCGAGTGTCTGCAACGTCGATCCGATAGCGCTTAACAATCTCGAGCTCCTTGGCTGTCTTTGCGCGGCCGATGCACGCCTGGCACTTCCCTTCGCAGAACATGCAGCCGCAGTGGTTGGTGTCAGCGCAGTGCCAGCACGGGTTCATCCGATGTTTCTCCTGATCCCAGTTCTTCGCAGCGACCGCTTGCTCGGTGCGAACATTCCAAGGATCGTTCGTCGGCCCGGCCAGTATGTCGGACCGTCGAACGCGACAGTTCGCGGCCGCTGCGATTCCCTTGTCAGGCGCTTAGGTATCGCAGGTATGTCGTGTAGCGGACGGAAAGAATCCGCGAGTGTTGATAGTCGGTTACGCATCGCCGTCATTCGTCGTCATAGTCAGGGTCTTGTTCGTCCTCGATTGCTCCCGCCGTGATGAGTGCGCCGGCCGGGACGCTTAGCACCTTCACCGGCACGGGAATCATTCGCTCAATGGCAAGGCGTGCCGTTTCTTCAGTGCACGGCGTCATTCTGAAGATCGACGACGGACCGACGAAGGAAGTCTTCGCTGGCAGAGCTTCGCGTTTTACTACGGTCCCTGCCGGCCTGTAATCGCCATCGATGTATTGCGGGCGCTCCAACGTCCATTCGCGTTCAGGCAACTCGGGCTGATCGACACGAAACAACGCCGGGCCGCCGAAGTACTCCGTTGTGACGTAGCCGATCTCTTTGTTGTGGCCCATGATCTCCACGATGGCCCATCCGGAAAATTTTGATTGCTCTAAGTCCATTCGTTGCGCTCCTATTCCGCGTCGTACCCGTTGTCGTGATCATCGCGTACGTAATCTCGATTCTGGAGCGCGAGGCCGAGCCGAAGATTTCGCTCCAGCCTGTCCTGTATCCAATAGAACAAGAACACTGGCAAGCCAGCTAGTAGACAAAGCGCTAAGAGTGGCGCAACGACAATCACCATTAGCGCGATTAAGATGCCCTGAATAATTCGCAACAACAATCGCTTCATAGCCTCCAGCAGTTGCGCTTTGGTCATCTCGTTAATTGCCGCTTCATTTAGGGCACTCCTGCTCACGACAGATGTAGACCTTGTGAAAGCACTTCGTCTCAATGGACGGAAAGATCTCTCTGCACTTCTTGCACTTCGATCTTTGGGACATGACTGCGATGAGTCCGCCGATGGAAGGGAGAAGGCAGAGGATCAGCAGACAAAGAATGATGAAGACATCGCTGCTCACCTAGGCGCATCCAGAGCGAAAAACATCCGCCAGAACGTGTAAAAAGTAACGTTGGAGAATCGGTGACGGTCGAATCCCACACGCCAACAATTACCGGTACGAAAAACACCAAAGTGGAACGTGCGAGATCGTAAACGGCCACTCCAATGCAATCTGCCTATGCGCCAAAAACTCATACCGTCCTCGCTTTCTTGAATCCCGCGCCGGTCGTGGCAGTTGAAACACTCTCAAGGGGCCCGTGGGGCTCAGTGTTTCTCAGCTCGCGGCGCGGGAAACTTGATGTAAAGTTCCGTTCCCGCGATGCCGGATCCCACCAAGGAAAAACCGGCGCCGCGTTTGGAGGAACGGAATGGCAAGTCTCGTACTGCGCCGTAACACCTGGCATCTCGCCTGGCGTTGGCGCGGAAAGCAAAAATCCCAATCGACGAAAGTCAAACACGATGGCAGGAGCAAAGATGGCGTTCCGATCCCGCCGGCCGCAGCGAAGCGCGAGCTCCGGCGACTCGAGGAGTCGATCGATCGCGGCCGAAGCTTCGAAACCAAAACGCTGTCGCAGCTGCTGGAGCTCGTCGAGAAGGAATACGCGACGGCAGGCTATGCGTCGGCCGGCTCGTTGAAATCGCGGATGGTCCACCTGCGTGAATTCTTTGGCACGCTGCGCGCGGATCGCCTGAACGAGACCGATTTTGCCGAGTACGCGGAGCATCGAAAGAAGCCGCACGACGGCAAGGAAGGTGCCTCGAATGGATCGATTAACCGCGAGCTCGAAATGGCGATGAAGGCTTTGCGTATCGGAAAGATTTTTCCGCTGCCTGTCTTCAAGAAACTTCCCGAGTCGGCGCCGCGTCAGGGATTCTTTGACGACGCTATGATCAGCAAGGTCGTTGATGCCCTGCCCGAGTATCTGCGCCCGCCGTTTCTGTTTGGCTACTACACCGGATGGCGACGCGAGGAAGTGTTCGGACTCGAATGGACCGCGGTAGACTTTACGGCCGGCGAGGTTCGACTTTGGGACAGCAAGAATGATCGGCCGAGAGTCTTTCCGATTGATGCGGTTGCCGGACTGCGGGACCTGCTTTTGGCGCAGCAGCCGAGGGAAGGCGACGTTACGTCGACGTTTGTTTTTGCACGCCGACTCAAGAAGCGTAAAATCGCCCGGCGGATCACCGAATTCCGAAAGGCTCTCACCCGAGCCTGCGACGCTGCCGGATGCCCAGGGATGACGTTCCACGATCTGCGCCGAAGCGCGGCGCGTAATCTTGAGCTCGCCGGATGGCCGCGATCGCTTGTCATGTCGTGGATGGGACACGAGACGGAAGCCATGTTTCACCGCTACAGGATTGTGAGCGCCGCGGATCGCGAGGTTGTTGTGCAGATGTTGGAAAAGCGAAAGGCGGTAGCGGGTAAGTGATTGTGAAGATTGAAACTTTCTCAGAAGACCGCGACGCTCATAACCCAAAGGTCGGAGGTTCAAATCCTCCCCCCGCAATATCTTACAAAGATCCACTGTCCAAATGCTGACGCGAATTCCCGCACAATCCCGCACAGTGCCGCGCTCCGTGTTGGCAAACTGGTTGTACATTTAGGCGTCCTTCGCTCTCTCGCGAATGAACGCGTCCAGGGCTTCACGCGGGATCAGATTCTTTCTCAGGAATTCGTTTTTCTTTGTTGGGTGAGGCAGGCGCTTTAAGGGAAACGCTCCCTGGGCGATGTAACCTTCCATCGTGCGTTTCGAAACGCCGATGTAATCCGCGCTTGCTTGCGTGTCGAGCAGCCGCGGCTGGATCGCCTCCCTCACAGCCGCACCGTCCTGTCGAAAATTGAATCGATGAGATCCTTCGTGCCGTTCAGGTGATCGAGCGTCACATCGCCAGGAATAGCTTCGGTCTTGATGTCATTGCAGCGTTTGCAGATTCGAGTGACGAGCGTGAGAGATTCAACGGGAACGGAGCTGTAGAAGAGCTGACCGACTGCAGGCTGGCTCTTGACGGCATTCAGCCATCGCCAGGTGTGGCCTAATTTTTCGCAACAAAACAACACGCTGTCCTCATCTTTCGAGAGCAGCGTGAATTCGGATTTTCAGAAGCGGCTTCGCAGGCCGAGCGCAGAATGAACCTGTCAGGGGAATTCTGTCAACGAAAATCTTGCTTCTCCTCTGCAGTGACCTCCCAATTCGTATTTGCCGAGTTGATTGTGAGGTAATAACGGCCAGGAGCACCACGAACGTAAGACACATCGGAGCCCGCCGCCGTGCTGTTGGCAGCGAGCGCGACGAGTTTATTATTCGCGTCATAGACCATGATCTGCAAAATCCCGTCTGACGCGGACTTCCAGTTGATCCGCCATTCCGCGCCCTTCGTCGCGAACGACTCGGTTGTCTTAGTGCCTGTTCCCTTCCAGGATCCGACCGTATTCCATCCGGACGGCGCGGGCTTGGTCGTGGCGAGATTGGTTTCAAGGACTTTTACCTGCGCTTCGAGCTCTGCGATCCGCGCGCGTAGAGCAGCCTCGTTTCCCTGAAGCAAAAGAGCGAACACCAAAAGTAGCTTCATTCTCCGGTTCCTTTCAATGCGTCGATTCGTTTCGCGACTTCTTCAGCATTGTCGCGAATCGCGCGACAACTCTCGCAGGCTTCGACGATACGTTCAGTCATTTTGTTTCGCTCGCCCGCAGCAACCTTGACCACCATGGCCTCGAACGAGTAATGCTGATGTTGCTTGCGTCCTGCGCCAGTAACGATGCCCTTCCTGGGTCGCGCGGGCCGAGCTAATGCTCGCCAGCGGCCCTCCTGGGTCCACGGAGGTCCTGAACCTGGAGCCGAATGTATCGCTCAACTTCATCTTTCCGCGAATCATCAGCGAGTAATTTATCAAGAGCATCATGCAAATCCGAGTTTCGTTTCCGATCTTCTGGAAGCATGAAACATTGCTTCATTGTGAGTGTGGGCCTGACTAGCCCCACCATCTTTTCGAGCTGTTCAAATTTCGGTGCCTGCCTGTCGTTTTCCCACTCACTCACGGTTACAGGGTGAACTCCAATCTTTTTCGAAAACTGCTCCTGATTGACTCCAATTCGTTCGCGGATTCTTGTTACCAGCCAGCCCCAGCCCACGCAAACATTGATATCCCAGCAACTTAACTGATGGAAGAAAAATGTTCGAAATAAATAGTTGACGCAGTGTAATCTACTGTGCAACAGTGTGCCGCACTATGAAACAGCGTGTCGTAAATCAGGTCGACACTGAAAAATTGGTAGCCATTCGGACTCGCAGGATGACACGGGCCGAGCTTGTCGTTGCCGTGAAATATTGGGGCCACAAAAGTATCGAGAATCTTGAGACGGGCAGGACGCGCGTCAGTGATCGTTTGATCGCTCGCGTATGTGAAGTTTTGGAAATCGATCCATCGGAGATCGAGCCTCGCGAGAGAAAACGCCGTGCGTCGTGATCGAGCGGACTGTTCTCGCATGCAAGCGTCCGAAGTGTCGGAACCTTGCGAAGAAAGACAAGCGTGGGCTTTGCGGCACTTGCTACAACGCCGCAATGCGGGCCATCAAACAGGGTCGAGCTGAGGATGAGTTGGTAAGAGAAGGAAAGCTGAATCCGAAGCGTGAGAAGGCTATTGATTGGTTTATGAATACGGCGTGAATCTGGACTGATCGACTTCGCAGGCCGATCCCAGACAAACACTAACGAAGAACTGAACGGGAAAGGTGCATCTATGGCCGACAAAGTGAAATGCAATTTCTGCTCAAAAGGTTTTTGCTGACGCAGAACTCTGCGCCAAACACAAAGAAGCATCCAAAGGGCTACATCCCGACAGAAAAGGGAACTGGACGACAAGGCGAAGACGGCGCTGTGGGCTTTCTTCAACAGCGACGGCACCGACAAAAGGGTTACTGAACGCCGCAAAACAAGCCAACGCCTACAGGTCGACCGAGGCGCAGGGCCAGGCGAAGTAACCAAAATCAGGAGGGACACGTGTCTCTACGCTGGACTGACAACGATCAATCGATAACGCCTAACGATCTCGCTGAAGACTACAAGAAGAGACTGACGCGCGGCCAGTACGTCACGGCGGTCTTTATCGGCGGCACGTTTCTCGGCGCAATTCTGGTGCTGCTGTTCTTCGCATCCCCGTTCTGGAGCCAGCGATGAGCAAGCACACGTCGGGGCCTTGGGACGTTGATCCGAACGACAAATTCGCAGTCACCGCAGATTGTGATGGCCTTCAAGTGTGCGGAACGGAGTACGAAGATCGCGCCGACGATGAGAACGCCGCGAACGCCCGCCTGATCGCCGCAGCGCCGGAGCTGCTGGACGTCTGCAAAGTCGCACGCGGGGCATTGATTGATCGATTTAATCCCGACTGGTCACCCTACATACGTGAAAGCGTCGAGAAAGTTCTGGGCCGGCTGGAAGCAGTGATCGAGAAAGCCGAGGGCGTTGCTCAATGAGTCGCCCTGACCCGCGCATCAACCTCGAACTGATCCGAAACCTGACGGCAGCAGCGAGCGACAACCAAGTGGACGAGGTTCAGGCTCGAATCGCGGAACTCGCAAGAAAGCATGCCTGGACACCGGAAGAAATGATGGACGTCATTCATCTGGTCTTCGATTCATCAAAAAGAGCCAGGCTGGACGCGTTCGAGACCGCTGGTATTGCATTGCGCGACACGCTCGGCAAGGTGCTGCGGTGATCGAAATCACGATCGTCTTTAATGGCGACCGCAAGTTGCAGATTCACCCGCCCGAGGAACGCGACGTTCGTCTGCTCGATTTGATGCTGCGCGATGTGAAAACACTGTCGGTGACGAAGGTCGGCAATGACTATCACCTGGTGCCGATCGACGAAAAGGAAAAGCGATGAATATGTGCGAGGCCTGCGAGCGCGGCGACCATCAGAACTGCGGCATGCAGACGTGGTGTGAATGCGAGTGCGAAGGCGACGACCGTAGAGATATCGACGCCCACCTGGGTTATGTCGGAGAAGGAGAATAATTTGAAAAACGAAGCTGAGGCTGTAGAGCCCGAGATCATCGAAGGCGAAGAGCGTAGCGTGACACTGCGCCGGCCGAATATTCCTACAACCATCAACGAGCTCGCGGCCCTTGATCAGAACCGCGGCAAGGCGATCATCGAACATCGCGCCGAGATCCTGCAGACGCTGCGATCCTTCTCGATCCAGCTGACCACGCCGCGAGACTGGACACTCTACAAAACTCCTGACGGTGTGATCACCGGTTTTCTCGATGATGCCGGATGCGATCGCATCAAGAAGCTTTGGGGAATTCAGATCAGCAACATCGGACAGATGACTCGAATCCCTGCCGAAGGACTCGCGGCAGACGGTGCCTTCGCCTATCAGATCACCGGCGACGGTCAGTGCGCGATGACCGGTGAATCCGTCTTTGAAATGGAAGGTGTCCGCTACAGCAACGAAAGATACGCGATGGAGAAGGACGAAGGCATCCAGCGCGAGGTTGCTGTCCGCAAAGCTGCGCGCGCCAACCTGGACGGCGGCATTGTGCGCGAGCTCGCAGGCCTGAAGTCTGTTCCGATCGAGGAGCTTGAGAACGCCTGGAAGGGCACATGGAAGAAAACGGAGGCCTGCAACAAGGGTCGCGGCTTCGGATCGCGCACGGAGCGCCTCGGAAGCGGCTCCGAATCCAGCCATGGTATCGATCCTGCCGACATTCCGGAATGCGATGTCTGCCGAATTCAGCTTGTATGGCGCGAGGGAAAGGGCGGCAAAGAGGGTTTCTTTGGTTGCAGGAACTGGGAGAAACACAAAGAGACCAAGGTGATTATTCCGCTCGGAAAAGCAAAGGAACTCGCGGAAAAGAAACGGTCCACGGCGGTGCGCGAAGCAGGTCAGGAGGGGTGATGATGCACTACTGCCCGCAGTGCGGGTCTCGTTGCTGTGAATGGTGTGGCTCTCGTCTGTTGATGGGCAGGCGCCGCTTTTGCTCCGTTAAATGTCTCAATGAATCACAAACTAAAACGCTGCGCGATCACGTGTTTTCGCGAATCCCTATTCTCGGTAAAACCGAATGCTGGCCATGGACCGGGCAGGTAAAGAGCCCCGCTGGATATGGGGTACTCCATCTCATGCAGTCGCAGAAGCACAGGAAGCGGCGGACCGTTTTTGGTCATCGCGCAATTTATGAGCTCCTGAACGGCCCGATAGCGCCTGGAGTTGAGGTCCTTCACACGTGCGACAACCCGCCATGCTGCAATCCTGCTCATTTAAGGCTCGGCACGCACAGAGACAACATGCTGGATATGATTCAGAAAGGGCGGAATCCAGTGATAGGGCGACGTCTGGAAACCGAGGTGCGTGCAGTATGAGCGCTGCCGTTCTGACTCCTACTGAAATCGCCGAAGGCATCGCGAAGGGGTTTCAAGACTTCATCGAGGCCGAGGAGCGCCGCAGCCGCAGCGGGTCATCCCGCGAATACGTCTGGGCCTCCAGCTGGCGAGCGTGTACGCGCCAGATGACTCTGGAGATGATCGAACCGGGCAAGCTCCCTGAATTCTCCACAGATACGCTTGCCAACTTCCGCCGCGGCAAGGATCGTGAGCGCGATCTGCTGGCCGACCTGACGCGCGCCGGCCGCAACGCCAATCCATCCTTCGAAGTGGTGGGCCGCGAGGAACGCTTCGAACTGCGAGATCACAAAGGCCGGGTGGTGATCGTGGGCAAAGTCGACGCCCGGCTAAAGATCGGACGTGCGTCGCATCCCCTGGAAGTGAAATCCTGGAATCCGAATCTGGTTGCCCGCGTTGAAGAGTTTGGCGACTTGTTCGAGAACCGGTGGACGCGATCCGGCGCGCATCAGATCCTGGCGTACCTGCTGGCTACGAATGAGTCCCTGGGGTTTTTTCTGCTAGATCGTAATGGTCTGCCGCGGTTGTTGCCAGTGGAACTCTACAAATATCTTGATCGCATTGAAGACTTTCTGGCCCGGGCAGAGATCGCGCTGGATGCAAAAGAACGGTTTGCAGCGTCCGGCGCCGATCGCGATCTGCCTCCGTTCATCGACGATCCCATGGAGTGCAAGTACTGCGGGTTCTATGGATCAAGCTGCAATCCTCCGTCATACAGCGACGGCGCGGGCCTGATCGTGGATCCGGAATGGATCCAGAAGATCGAGCGCTGGGCGAATCTGGAAGGCGCGGGCGAGGAGTACGCGACGCTGGACAAAGAGATCAAGGCGAAGTTCCGCGGTACGGAGCTCGCGCTTGCCGGCAGCTACCTTCTGTCCGGCCGATGGCAAAAGGACACCAAGTACGACATTCCGCCGGCGGTGAAGGCGCAAATCGACGCGCTAAAACAGCCGTATTCAAAGAAGGTCGACAAGGGGAAATTCTTCCTGTCTGTGTCCAAAGTTTAACCGACATCCCTCTCCGGGGATCCCGAGCCGCCGGGCGCGCGGCAACCAGGAACCCGAAATCCGGTGCTGTTTTTGAGCTGAGGACGGCGCCGGATGCGGGAGGGCGGTAGGCTCAGCGACAGATGGAGCTATTCACGTGAAGTACCTCATCAGAGTTATCCGCAAGGACGACGGCTATACCAGGGAAATTGCGGAACAAGAGTGGGATGCGAACGAAGAGCTTGCCGATGAGATCGGCGAGCAAGCCGGATCGATGATCGCAGAAGCGATCCAATGTGATGTTGCGAAGGAGAAAGCATGAATAGGCGGAGACCAAAAAGGCGGAAAGAGACGATTAAGTTTGTGCAGATGCTAAATGTCGGGACGGCGGCGACCATTGTAGTAGCGGGACTGGATCAGCGCGGCCGCGTTTGGTACTGGTGCCGGCGAAACGATGGAAGCATGACATGGGTGCTGACGGAGTTTTCTGACAGATGTTACTTCGAGTTCGAAGATCCATCGATTGCTGCCGCGCATGACCTGGGAGCAAATGAGCCCGCATGAGAACCATCATGGCGAAGTTCGACTCGTGGTGTCCGGTGTGTCGCCAGAAGGTGCTCGGCGGTACCGAAGTTCGATACGACGACGCGGCAAGAAAAGCCTACCACATGAAATGCGCACCGGCGGAACAGCAGGACCTGCTGCCGAGCGCAGACTCGGAAAAGCTCGCTGACGAGCTGGGGTTTAAATGAAGCTCTCCGATTTGAGACCGTGCGACAGCTGCGCTGGACCCGTTAACGGAATGTTCTACGTGCTGCGTTACAGCATCGCGTTAATCAATCCAGGAGAAGGCAACGCCGTTCTTGGCATGATGCAAATGTTCGGAGGCAGCCTGAAACTCGCGGAGGCTATGGCGCCACGTGCCGATTGCGTGAAGGTCGCGATGGACGACCCGGAGCATAAAGAACTGATGACCGAGCTTTTCATTTGCAGTCGCTGCTTATTGAAGCCGCTTCTCTTACCGCTGCTATCCGAAAAGCGCCAGCACAAGGAGTCCGATGAAGCTGCAGATCGCGGATAACCTTGCCCTTCCGATTAAAGCTGTCACCGAGAAGATGGCGATGCTCGGTCGAACAGGCAGTGGTAAGACCTATGCCGCGATGAAGCTGGCAGAGTTGATGCTCGACGCCGGCGCGCAGATTGTCGCCATGGATCCAGTCGGCGCCTGGTCCGGCTTGCGCATCGGCGGGCACTGGAACGTTTACATCTTTGGAGGCCTGCGAGGCGACTTCCCTCTCGAGCCTACAGGCGGAAAGCTGATGGCAGATCTCATCGCAGACCGCGGCATCTGTGCCGTGCTCGACGTCTCGCAGTTCATCCGATCCGATCAGGTGAGATTCGCTTCCGATTTTATCGAGCGATTTTTCAACCGTAAGAAGGCGGCGCCGTCTGCTGTGCATCTATTTCTTGAGGAATGCCAGGAGTTTGCCCCGCAGAATTCCGGGCCCAGTGAAGCGCACATGCTGCATCACTTCGAACGAATGTGGAAACTCGGCCGCGGATTCGGCATCGGCGGGACTCTTTTGAGTCAGAGACCTCAGGAAGTGAATAAGAAGGTGCTGAATCAATCGGGAACCTTGTTCGTCTTTCAGATGACTGGACCTCAGGAACGCAAGGCGATCGGCGACTGGACAAACGAACACGGCATCACCGATGACATTCAATCGCTGCTGCCGCGGCTGAAAGTCGGAGAGCCGCACGTATGGAGCCCAACGTTTCTTGAGACGTCGAAGACTGTTCGTATTCTTCCGAAAATCACCACAGACGTTTCGAGTACTCCGGAAGTTGGAGCCCGCATCAAAGAACGGCCACTGTCCTCGATCGACGTCGAAACGCTGAAGTCCGACATGGCTGCCACGGTTGAGCGTTCGAAGGCTGACGATCCAAGGGAGCTCCGCAAGCAGATCGCGGCGCTCAACAAGGAAATCGTTGCGTTAAAGCAACAACAGCCGAAGACGGAGACAAAGGAAGTGCCGGTGATTACCGATCACGATAAGCAGCTCCTGTCGTCCAGCGTTCAGTCGATTCAGGAGTCCGTCAACAAGTGTTATGACAGCGTGCGGGCGTGGTTCAGCGGAACTCAGGCTGCGATCAATGACATTTCCGAGATCGTCAAAGGCGTCGGCGCAACCGTGCGATGGCGGCCAGCTCCTGAGGTCCCATTTGACTATCGCAAGCCTGTACGCGAGACGCAGCAGCGGGTAGTGGTGCATAAAACACCGGCCGTCCTGCATAAAACGGTCAGACCTGCGCATGATTCCGAGCTCGGCAAATGCGAGATTGCGATCCTGCGCGTACTCGCCCAGTTTCCTGAAGGATGCGAGGCGGGGAAGCTTGCTCTCCTGGCGGGCTATCGCTTCAGTGGTGGCTTCCGAAATGCCCTGTCTACACTGCGGCAAGCCGGACTGATGGAAGGCGCCAATTCCGAAGTGATGCGCATCACTGCCGCCGGCGAGGCCCGTGGGCCGTTCGAACCGTTACCCGTCGGCCAGGAACTCCAAAGCTACTGGCTGAACCATGCCTCGTTTGGTCTCTGTGAAAAGAAGATTCTGGAGAAGTTGTTTGAAAACCCTCAAGGGCTGACCGCCCAGCAGCTGTGCAAGCTGACGGGGTATGAATTCAGCGGTGGCTTTCGTAATTCCCTGTCGACTCTCCGCACGGCTGGCGTGTTGGTTGGTCGCAACGGCGACGTGATGCGTGCCAGCGATGAACTGTTTGATTAACCAACGAAAGGAAATGTCAGATGATCAAGACTGAGAACGTCAAGGCCTACCTGAAGTCCATCCTCATCAAGACGGAAGAAGAAAAAAGGATCGCTACGGTCCGCTGGTTTCTAACGCCGATCTCCCACGAGCTCGCCCTCGAGGCGCACGAATCGATCGCCGATCGCTTGTTCAAAAAGAACGGCAAGGGCTACGTGCCGGTGCAGGAGCTCGGGCGCACCGAGTTCGTCATCAATGTGCCCTCACAATCGCTGTCTTATAAGCGGCACCCTGAGTACGTTGGCCATGACGTTCTGATTCCTGAAGTGAAGATCAGCGGGATCTGCGCGCAAAAGGTAATCCCGGGCGATCCGAATTTCTCGCTCATGTTCAACACGTCTTTCGAAATAAATGACAAGGCTGTCATTCCGGACCTCGTGGATCTCCTGCACGAAAACGTTTACCTGACGTTTGCACCAATGCAGCCGTCGCTGTTCCCCGACAAGGAGAATTACGACGACGTTCTGTGCCGGCTGTGCGATGCGCCAAATGTCGAGTTCATTGTGGCGCGTTCCAAGCCTGTCCTCGGATACTGCGCGAAGCATTCCTTGCAGAAGCAGGACGACGAGACGCTTGTGCGGGTTCGCAATGCGGAAGAAGCCCGCGCGGCCGTGAAGGACATGCAGAGCCATGAGGCTCAGCAGGAAGCACCGGCCGGCGGCGACCCCCTGGCAGAGGAAGGCGACTTCATCAATAAGCGTAATCGCAACCGCAGCAAGCGAGGTAGGTGATCAATGCAAACTGACGAGCTCGTAATGGAAATCACGAAGGCACTTGTCGACAAGCCGGACCAGGTGGTCGTCACTCAGATCCTTGGACGCGAGAGCACGATCCTCGAGGTGTCGGTGGATCCTTCCGACCTGGGCAAGATCATCGGCAAGGAAGGACGAAACGCGAGATGCATCCGCACCCTGTTGAATGCGGTTGGCATGAAAGAAAAGCGCCGGTTCACGCTGGAGATCCTCGAATGAAACCGAAAACCACGCAGGCCTGGGCGTTGAAGAAAAAGAACGGCCGCTTCGCACAGTTCCACGACTCCAGCCTGATCCTGGCTTATCTCGACGAGGAAGAAGCCCGCGCCGATGCCTTCAACAACGGCAACGGAGACAAGGTTGTTGAGCTTGAAATCCGCGAGGTTAAACGCTGATGCAAGAATCCCCTATCGAATGGACCCACTTCACGGCGAATCCGATCCGTTACAGAGACCCGGACGGAAACGTAGTACACGCGTGCATTCACAAGTCCGCCGGGTGCTTGCATTGTTATGCCGAACTGTTGGCGCGACGCTGGGGCCGCAAGGGTTTGCCGTTTACAGCGGAGAACATGAAGCGGTTGACGCCATTCCTCGACGAACCGGAAATGAAACGAATGCGGTCGCGATCGGCAGAGGGAAAGCGTGTCTTCGTCGGTGACATGACCGACATTTTTGGCGAGTGGATCCCCGAGGATCTGCTGAATCGGCTGTTCTCTGAAGTGTTGGAAATGAGTGACAGCATTCAATGGCAGATCCTGACGAAGCGCGCGGATCGGATGCAGGAGTATCTATCCTGGCGTTGGGGTGAAGGACGAATCCCGAAGCGGAATATCTGGCTTGGCGTCAGCGTCGAAGACCAGAAGACGGCCGACGAACGAATCCCGCTTCTGCTGCAGACGCCGGCCGCGGTTCGGTTCGTGAGTTACGAGCCTGCGCTGGCGGCAGTGGATTTCCGTCGACTCAAGATGAAGCCCGGTTTGTTTTTAGATGCAATGACCGGAGCACATTCCGCCATGGCAAGCAGTGAGCACATTCCTTTGCCACCGATGCTGCCTGGCCTGGACTGGCTGATAGTTGGTGGTGAAAGCGGGCCGGGCGCTCGCGAATTTGAAGTGGCTTGGGCGCAGTACGCAAAGCGTCAATGTTCGATTCTCACAAAACTGTTCATCAAACAAATGGGCAGCTTCCCGATCGTCCGAAATGACCAGGTTGCCGATGTCTGGTACTACGCCGACGGAAGCGACATGGACACTGAAACGCTCGACGGAGATTCGTACCGCTATCAGGGCGCGCCAGTACGGCTGAAGCTTAAAGACCGCAAAGGTGGAGACATGGCGGAATGGGAAGAATCGCTGCGCGTACGGGAGTTTCCAAAATGAACGAGATCTGGTTGCCAGTCATAAAGTTCGAGGGGTTCTATGAAGTTTCGAACCTAGGACGGGTCCGTAGCGCCAGGAATAAAACAAACAGTAAAGTGGGACGAGTACTGTCACTGAAGCCGCCGACTCGTCTCTCAGACTATGTCCGCGTGGAACTCTGCAAGCAGGATAGAAAACGGTCATACGGCGTTCATGTGTTGGTTGCGGAAGCATTCCATGGCAAAAGACCGCGGAACAAGTTCCCGAACCATAAAGACCTGAACAAGGCTAACAATCGGGCCGACAACCTCGAATGGCTGACGCGTCGCCAGAATCAACGCCACGCGATTGCAAATGGGAGACGCCCTGGCAGGCCGATGAATGGACGCAGTAATGGGAGAGCAAAACTCTCTGAGTTGCAGGTGCGAGAAATCATCGCACAAAAGGGAAAGATTGGACAGCGAGTCCTGGCCGCACTTTGCGGCGTATGCAAATCCACAATCCAGTTCATTCATCAAGGTAAGCACTGGAAGTCCGAATGGCCTGCCGATCTCCGCGTCCGCGAATTCCCAAGAGCGAGGTGAGATGAAAACTGTGAAGGCGTGGGCGATTGAACTTTGTCCTAGCTGTAAGGGAAGCGGGAAACGGTACTTCAACTTGAGCTACAAAGAAACAAAGACGGCATATGGTCAGGCTGGCAGTTCGCCGTGCAAAACGTGCAATGGCACAGGACAACTCACGCGATCAAAGAGGAATCCAAATGACCAGATGAAGTCCATACAGGCACGCGAGGGTTAGCGATGAAACTAAGGGCTGTCGTTAATGTGAGGACCAAGAAAGTCGCATGCGTTCTACTTCAGGCAGCCCTCGGTGGTAGCGTTACCGTTGCTCGCATGTTCGACACCGAAAATTGGGAACTTGCGACTAGCAGTGACTTTCGCATGGTCGAAGGAACGCGGGAAGAGTGGCTTGCCCACGCTGATCGAATGAACAAGAAGCGAGGCCGCTCGAAATGACAACTGCGTGGTCAGAATCAACGAAACAGGCGATGAAACGGAGTCGGCGCTGTGCAATCTGCGGACAGCACACGGGTGCAATTTCCGCACATTCTCTCGCGCTGAAGGCTCTTGGTTATGATTACCGGCTCAATGCTTATGCCCACATTCGCTGTATTGCCAAGAAGCGAGGCCGGAAGTGATTACAGCGAAGCGCGTCACTGACTTTCGAATTGATACTGTCGAAATTGCTCATGCCGATTACGTCGGGCTGTCTCAGGAAACCAAAAAACTCATCGACGCTTACGGAACATGGCTTCAACGCGGCGCGATCATGAAGTTTGAACTTCCGATTCATCGATGGGACGACATTCCGGAACTAAAGAAGCGAGGTCTGAAGTGAGCGATAACGAAAGAATGATGGAATTGTTATTGTTACGAATGGCTGCGTTCCTAAGGATCGTGATGATGAAGAACGTTCTGGACAAGTACGACAGGAAGGAAGCAGAGGAGATCACCGAGAAGATTGGCAAGGCCTTAACAGATAGAGACGAGGCCAGCCATGACTAACCAGACGGACAACTGGAAGTGCCGAGAGCGTGGCTGTGGTGCTGAGCACGTTGTTTACAAAGACCACGTTGACCACCTTGTTAAGGTCCACGGTCTTTTAGGCGGCCGAGTCACGTCGCCGCCGAAGATTAGCTTTCATTGCCGAGTTTGCGGGAAGGTGTGCGATTGCGCTGGCCCAGACGGTGCGATTTGTCCAGAGTGCTGTGGACCTTCAGAGGATGGGCACGAATACGTTTATTCGCGTGACGAGCGTACTCACTACTGCACGCATTGCGGCCAGAATCCGCCGTCCGACTGGTATGACGATATTGAGTTAGACAGCCTTGAGAGGTAGTGAATGACTAACCCGACGGACGCGGAGAAGCTAAGGAAGCTGGCGGACGCATTCGCCAGCGAGGATGACGGTTTGAATCCTTGGAGTGATCCACAGGCCGCCGCTCATGACCTTTACATGATCGCGGATCGGCTGGAGGTGCTGGACAAGGCTTTTGAAGAGGGAAGGCTGGTGTGGCATGAGTAGCCCGACGGACGCGGAGTTCCTGCGAAACTTAGCCAGAGACCTTACGCCTTTGACGCCGTTCGCGCAGGGCGCAGGTGATGAACTTGAGCGGCTTCGCCGGATCGCGCGAAACCTTGAACGACTCGAAGAGGATGAAGAGGACCGTAGGCACCCCGGATTGTCATGGAAAGAGGCAACGGAATGACTAGCAAGGTGAACGAGGCAATTTCGGAATTCGGATATCCGTCTGTAAATTTCGGAATTCAAAATCGACACAGCGCGGGAGGGGTAAATATGGAACCTGGACATCCACCACATACACATTGTTTTTGTCAATCGGCAGGCGGTACTGGAGACGTTCGCTGCTGTGGATGCGGCAAGATCAAGAAAGCGCGGGAGGGGTGATGAACCACGAAGACTGCTTGGACAATGAGAGACTAGCCGCCGCAATGATGGCGAAGAGAAAGAAGCAAGCCCCAATGAGCGAACTGAAGCTGCTGCTGGATGCGCTGATATCCTGCGCGGAACTATCTATCCTCGATGAATCGCCGGAACGCACTCGTGAAAAAGACGCCGCCCGAGCCGCAGTCGAGGAGCACGTGGCAGGGCTGGAATCACAGGCTGTTTTCCTACGGGGAGCACTGTCCGAAGTCAGGACCGTTACCGAACAAGAGATCCAGTCACTCACCGCCGCCCGCAATGAATGCGAACGGCAGTATCAGGAAAAGGTTGCTGACCTAGGCAGGTTGATAGATCAGAACGCCGCCCTCACCGCCGAGGTGGCGCGGAAAGATGCGGCGTTGGTCAGGACGGGCATTGTCGTTCTGGAACGCGCTGAGTTGATAGAGCAAGTCGCGGCACTGCGGAAGGCGTTGGACAAGTACCACGCAATTCTGCACGGCATCAGCTTTTGCGGCGATGACTGCGAGGTCCGAAAGCTGCTGCTATTTGACAGAAATACAGCCGGATAGTAAATAGACCGCACACGAGGATTCACATGGACAAAAACGCACTCAAAGCCAGCTTGGACGCGCTATTCGCCGAGCCGGGGTCACCTTACAACGGATACTGGGTCGGGATTCGCTTCGCCGTTCTTGTCGGCGTGCTGTACCTGATCTTTGGAAGATGAGATCGACGAAGCCTGACCTTGGGGGCTACTCCATCCTCACCGCCATCGTAGGCGGACTGTTGCTCTTCGTCTGGATCTTCCTTATCGACTAGGAGGCATATGCTCCGCGCAATCCTGCGGCATAACATCTTGGATGGGATGAAAGTCTCGATGGTTCTTGCCAGCCAAGACTAGTGCGCAGAAAGCCACTCGCGAGCCTTGTTGATATTGTCATCAAATTTTGCGTCGGCTTCGTCGAGTAGCGCCGCAACTGTAACGGTCCCGTCCTTCCTTCGGATGATCATTACTAGAGTCGCAATGCCAGGTGTTGCTGCGTTCAATAATTCAACGATCTTCAGAGCTTGATCCATGGTTACTCCTGTGCGGCGATGATGATCCGCGCCGAGTTAAGTGCCGTTTGAACCAGCAAGAGTCCAGCCTCGACTTCGTGCCGAGCGGTTTCGCTTTTAATATTCAAAGTACTCTGTAGCTGCCGGAGTTGATCCGCAACAATCCCAATGGCATCGAGAGCTTTCGTCCGGCTGGACGGATCGTTGTTATGGATAGCCTTGATGGCGGTTGCCGCAACCTTACCCGCCTCGCTGATCCTCAATGTTGCAGTGACTAGCGTCTTCGCTTCGGCGGCCGTGACGACGCCCTTAGCTTCAGCGTCAATGGCGAACTGCTGAACAATGCCGATCGCATGAGCAGCTTCGACCATGTGCCTCGCCGCGTCTTTGTTGCAACCGAGAAACAGCAGCAATATTGGAATTAGGATTAAACGTTTCACGTGGAACTACTCCTTGGGCGGTGTTGTGGATTGCGTGGGTGTTACGGTTCCAGGCTTCGGTTCGATGTTGACGTCTGGCGGTTTCGGGCCTGCCGTGGTCGCTTCAACAATGGTCGATGATTCCGGCGATGGCCTGTCGCGGCGAGTCTTATTACTTCCAGCGGATTTCAAAAGAATGAGGAGTGCCGTAAACGCCCCGATAAACAATTCGTCGGCCTTCGGCATCTCAACTTGAAGCCCCAGCATCCCCAGCCAAACCATGATGGCTAGCAGCAGAATGTGACCGCCGTCGGTGTTCAATGAATCCAGGGCGTCCTGCCAGAATCGCATGACCGTACAAGCAAAAGCGTTGAGGAGTTTCATCGCAGTCCTTTCAGAGGTAGTCGTTGTAATGCTTGAGCACCTTCGACGGATAAGCCGGATCTCCGCCGCCGTTGTAGCCGAGGAGTCCGCTGTGCACATCACCGTGCGCCAGGTCGAGACGGCGCTTTAATTCACGGCAGCCGTATTCGATTCCGACTTCGGGATTGGTAAGTTCGGTAAGCCATTCTCCAGTAAATCCGCGCTCTCTGGCGACCTGTCCCATCACCTGCATCAGCCCGAAACTTGTCGCGCGCCATCGGCGTTCCGTGGTTTCGGATATCGTTACGCCGAATCGTTTCACGGTGAGAGGTTCAATGTATTTCTTGTAGAACCCGGGCTCCTCCCGTCCAGCGTAGGTCTGCCAGTTAGCGGACTCGTGATGACAGACGGCGCATACCAGGGCAGGATCGAGTCCTTTACTGATCGCAATCGATTTGGCGAGAGCGATCATTTCATCGCGGGTCATCTACCGCCTTCCAATCTTTCCGTCTATACCGTCAAGGCGGTCCATCAGGTACTTCCACCGCTCATTGTTCAGGGCTTCGGTGACGCGGCGATATTCCTGCGCTTCCCTATCCAGGCGCGCACGATCGCTGAATGTGCGAACGTCCACAGTTCGCTGTGCTTTGCTGGTGGCAATGACTGCGAAAAGATTCATTAAACTCAGAACAATGATGAGGGTCAGCTTCCGGTCAATGCTCATCGATTTTGTCCTCGATTCTGTCTAGTCGCTTGACGAGGTCGGCCCATCGGCGTTCATCGCGCTCAGTATCCACATGACGAGACGTATCCTGTTCGTGGGCGCGAAGGCGAGCATCGGTGTCGCGGGCGAGTGCCGCGGTCTGCTGAAAGCCGGCCCATTGAATCGACATCAGAACGATCAACGTCACGACCGTTACGATGAGGCTGGCGTTCCGTCGGGCCCAGGTTTCGTTCACTGGCCTTACTTCTTCACCGTTACGGTGACCGATTGGCTCGCGGTCAAGCCTTCTGCATCCTTGGCGACTGCGCGAATCGTCACCAGTCCTTTACCTTTGTAAGGCGCCGTGTTCCACGAGTAGGTCATCGTGGAGAAGGCGCCAGCTTTGACAACTTGGTTGTTAACAGAGAGCTCCAGCCAAGCAACGCCGGTATCGTCAGAAGCCGCCACTGAAATCGTGAAAGTCTTCGTTGTGATCAATTGCCCTGAGGCTGGGGCCTTTAGGGTCACAGTTGGCGCTGCATTAGGAATTGGCTCCGGTGTCGGAGTCGGTGTCGGTACGGGCGCCGGAACTGGCGTCGGCGTAGATCCATTCACCAGCGGGTGCGGGTACACATAGGACGAGAAGTTCGCTGGTGCCGACAGATAGTACTCGCGATTCGGCTTGATGTAATCGACGACGCTCGGCGCTCCAGATCCGCACTCGTTGGGATATTCCATGATCGCCGGCGAGTCGTGATTCCCTGTTCCCGTGTTTCCCCACAACCGAATCGGTTCGAGATCCTGCAGGACGTTTGAGCCGAGACCGCCTGGGTTGGTACCGCCTGCCGTGAATCCCCAGCCCGGAATGTGAGGGGCCGGATAGCCCGCTCCGGGAGCCGTCGTTGTAGACCAGCAGGGATAGCCGCCAGCTCGCCGACGGATGTTCTCATACCAGAACGCTACCTCTGCCTTATCCCCCCACCAGCCATCTTGAACGTTGGGGATTTCGTTGTGGTGGATTAAGGCCGTACCGCCGCGAATCCCGATAAAGCCATTCATGTTGACCGGCATTTGCGGATCGCTGCACGTGCCGGTTGGTGTCAAATCGCGCACGAAGGTGACGTAAGAGATCTGCGTCAATCGGGCTCCGATAATTCCGCTCGTATCGGTGCCGTGCAGGATCAATCCAGAATTGACGACTGTTCCATGGCGTAAGACTGTGCGGGCGTTGTCATCACCATCGTAAGCTTCCAGCATGTTTCTGATGATGAAGTCTTCAACGTAGAGAGCCTGATCCCCGTTGACGTCCGCTGAGCCGTACACGCCTGGGGTTTTCCACGCGTCAATCCCGCCGCCCGTCCACTTGTGCCGAAGGTAAGAGGAATTGTTGAAGCACTGCGGCCCTTCAACGACACCGTAACCATTGTTGCCCGAGAGTAAGCCGCGGTTGGTTCGAACGTAGAAGAAGTTTCCGCCCGTGCCTGCCATGTGGTAGTTGACGCCAGTGATGATGACAGGCTTACCGTTAGGCGCGTAATCGATGCCGATGACGCCGAAAGTGTTCTGATGAACACCGGTCCCCTGCCGGACGGTGAGTCCGTTCAAGCGAATGGAGCCCGCAGTCGACTCCGTGAACGTGATCATCTCGCCAGCTAGGCCGTTGGTGTTATCCGTGACGGTGACGCCGTCCGCAGCAATGGAAACGTTCTTCGTGATCGAGGTTGACGTGGTCACGATGTAACTGCCTGGCGAGACCGTGATCCTGTCGCCCTGTGCGGCGATCGCATGACAGGCCGCGAGATCCGCCCAGGTTGACGCCGTCAGATTTGGCGACGCACCGGAACAGGCGGCATACGCGCGTGCGGACAACAACAAGAAAACGATGGCAATTCTGTATTTCATTTAGATTTCTCTCTCATTTCCTTTGTAGCACCCACGGTCAAGCCGACAGCTTGATCAGGGTGAGGCGCAGCCCTTTCTTCTTTGGCATCACTTCCGCCTCGGTTTTTATGATCCGGAACACCGCGTTGCTGTAGCCGCCCGTACTGGAGATCCCCTGCCGGTGGGTCACGCCCACGTAGCGATTGAGATCTGCCGCGGCGTTCAAGAGGTACTCTGCAGGCAATTCGAATTCACAAAACTGGACATGCTCGGAAGCCAACATCGCGTTGACGGTCGCAATGCTGATGGCCGTGTCTTCATCCGCCACATACTTCAGGGGAACAACTTTCCCGGGCGCATCTGGAGTGTCTTCGTCGCCGAGCTCAAGCGTTGCTGTGCCGCCGGCGTCGTAGGCCAGCCCGAACGTTCGTGAAGTGTGCGGCAGCGGGAAGGTCCGCGAGATGTGCTCGATTGGAAATGTCCGCTGAACAGGAATGGATGCCGAGCCGTTCGAGGTAACCGCAAATTTCTCCAGCGTGTAGTTGAAAATTCGCTGGTAGTCGATCGAGGACCAAACATCGCGATTGCCGTACACGTTGAAAGAATTGCGAACGATCTCACGCTCGCTGACTTCAAAGGCCGGCGCGCCAGGGTTTGCGGCGATTGAGAGCGTCAAGAGGAATGACCCGATCTTATTTTCCGTGGTCATCCAGATGTAATGCAGGTGAGACTTGGTGATCTCGTTCAGGATATCGAGAACTCGCTGATTGATGTCGCCGGTGATGCACCAGGCGCCTTTGTAGGGCGCCGAGACGCCTTCAAGCATGTTCGCGTCTGCCGCGTCGACCGACGCCGTCCACAGAGCCGCGTCGAAATCACCCGAGACCCAGCTGCCGCCGTAGTTCAAGATGAAGTGCTGTGCCTGCTCGACGAGGTTTTCAATCAGCGTGCCGCCGGAGGTTCCGTCATCGGTGATCCCCTTCGCGAGCACCGTCACTTCGACTTCGTTCGGGCGATCTGCGTCGCGCGGATCGGCATCGAAGTCGATCACCTGCATCGTGATGCCTGTGTAGATCGCCGTGGTCACCGTGAAGCCAGATGACTGCACGACGCCATACTTGTAGACCGTGTGCACCTGCTTGCACACGTGGCCGGCGACCAGGTACCGCCATTTGCCGCCGGCGTCGGCGTCGATCAGCGTGCACGGAATCGGTCCGGCGCCAGGCATGTTGCCGCCGTTGGTGGCCATGTCGCCGTAGATGACGTTGATGAGCGTTTCCGCCTGACCTGAGGGAAGATCGGGGAACGTGATCGGATTCACGCTGCCGATGGTCTCGCGCAGTGTCTTCTTGAATCGATCGATGCCGGCGTCTTTATGTTGGAACGTGACACGGCCGCGCGAGTCGATATTCCAATCCTCGAGGGAGCCGACAAACAACTGGCGAGCCTGGGCGAGGCCGTCCGCGATCCTCGCAAACCGGAGATACCGCTTTCGTCCACGGAACCGATAACTGTATTTCAGGATCGAATACTGCCCGTCAAGGTTGTACTCCTCGCACTCCCAGGCGCCGACGCTGTAGGGTTCAGAACCAGGACCGATGGAACGAACGACGCGTCCTGCATTGAGCAGCCCTTGCTCGTAATCGATCTCCGGCGTGCGAAGACCTTCGAAGCTTTTATAGATGCGGAGTAGTTCTTCACCGTTCGCCTCGAGTGCGAACTCGGTCAGCGTGGTGAATTCCTCCGGACCCGCAGCGACTGCATTCCCCGCAGTGAACGCACCGGTTGAAAGTGTGATTTGCGCCGTTGCGGCCAGGCGGCCGGGCGCGCTGACGTCGGCTGCCGGCGAAAAGACGATGATCGCCGTCGCGGTGAGATTGTCATTGTCTTCTGCGGAACTAAGATCTGCGGCCGTGGTGAACGCGATCGACGAGGTTGTTGCCAGCCTTCCAATCGCAGAGACGTCCGCAGAAGTTGAGAACGTGACACTGGACGTGCAGGACAGCTTGCCTGTGGCAGAAACGTCGGCCGAGGTGGTAAACGCAACCGCGCCTGCTGCTGAAAGTTTTCCAGGAGCATTGATATCTGCGGCCGTCGTGAAGGTGACGCTGGCTGTCGTCGTAAGCTTGCCAGGCGCATTGATGTCTCCTGATGCGGAGAACACGATCGACGCAGTCGCCGAGATGTCATCGTCGGCCGGCGATACCAGATTCGCGGCAGTCGAGAATGTGACCTGTGCCGTCGTGGTGAGACGACCAGCCGCATTGATATCCGCTGTCGTCGAAAAAGATACGTTGGCCGTTGCGGCGAGTGTGCCGGCGGCGTTGATGTCGGCGGCGGTCGAGAATGCCGCCGCGGCCGCGGCGGTCAGTTTTCCTTGAGCGGAGATATCCGCGAGCGGAGAGAAAGTGGCGAGTGCGGTGGCGGAGAGCTTGCCTGGGGCATTGATGTCCGCAGCCGGCGAGAAAACAATCGACGCCGTTGCGGACATTGAACCGTCTTCGGTGAAAGGCGGTTCAAACTGCTGCTGACCGAGTGGACCCCCTTGGATATCCTCCGGGTTGATTTGATGACTCATCTAACCCTTCAGCTCAAGGAGATCAGGCTGTCGGTTCCTTCGGTATCGTGGAGCTGTGAATGAACCGATTGCCTGCCTCGATGTCGAACAGGTAATCGTTTTTGCCGACAGGTATTCCCAGGGTCTTGCCGAATTCTGCCGCGAGAAGACCCAGGGCTTCTCGTGCTTTTAACGCTGCCTGCTCCGCCTTTTGGAAATTCAGCAGCGCGCCCAGGTAAGCCTTATGCGCGGAGTCGACCATGATCAGCTGGTTCTTCGTCAGAGGAACCGGTGGATGCTCGAGTTTCTTTTTCCGGCTGGCTTGTCCCATCTACTTCGAATCCTTCTCAATCAGTACCAGCTTCAGCGTTTGTGGATCGGAGCCTGGCTTGATTTCGTAGTCGGCGAGATTGATGGAGTGATGCTGTTCCAGACGTTGATGGACCCTCGAAAGTACGGCTTCGTCAGCGTCAGCGACCTTGTCCATTTCAATCGCTGCAGCTCTGGAGTTTGCTGCCTTCTGCATCCAGGTTTTCAGTTCGTGACTCTCGCTTCGATCCAGAATTATTTCTGCCACTTTGTTTCCTCCGTTTACACCTTCTCCACAAGCTTCAGCGTATTTTGGTCAACAACTCTGACTTCGTAATCGGCGATGTTTATGGAGAACTGGATACCAAGTCGCTGTAAGAACCGATTGCGGGCAGCAGCATCCTTTGTCGATCGTGATGCTGCTTCGGCGCTGGACCGCTGGGATAGCGTCGCGTCGGCCATGAGTTTTCTGAGTGTGTAGCTGTCGATGTTATCGAGAATGATTTCCGCCATTTGTTACTCGCTTTCCTTTTTAAACGACCTGCCAAACATCGATGGACTGAGGCGACGAACTGTGGTCGAGATAGTTCAAGGTGACCGGATTGAAGGCCTGGCCGCCCTGGCTCAGTGACCCGCTAATGCTGCCGCCAGCCACACTGCTGGCAGTCAGGCTACCGCATTCAATGTCGGTGTCCGCGTTGTCGGCAGCGTTGCGGAACTTCGTAACGCCAGCGGTGCTGATGTTCAGCTTCACACCGTTGCCACTCAAAAAGACTGCGGAACTGACATCGAGTTCGGCAAGGAATGCCTTGTTTGCGGTGACGTCGCCCGAAAGGTTGAGAGATGTTCCTGACGCCGCGCCAATGTTGGGCGTGACCAGTGCGGGCGATGTTGCAAAGACAAGCGCGCCGCTGCCGGTCTCACCAGTAACGGCTGCTGCAAGATTCGCACTGGACGGCGTTGCCAAAAACGTCGCTACTCCTGAACCGAGACCGGACACACCCGTTGAGATTGGCAGGCTCGTGCAATTGGTGAGTACTCCTGCCGACGGTGTTCCCAAGTTTGGAGTGACGAGCGTAGGAGAATCCGCAAACACTGCGGCGCCGGAACCGGTTTCGTCGGTCAAGGCACTGCGCAGATTCGCGCTGCTCGGTGTCGCAAGGAATGTTGCGACGTTCGAACCCAGGCCGCTTATGCCTGTTGATACCGGCAGCCCTGTGCAATTCGTCAGGACGCCCGCCGACGGCGTTCCGATGTTCGGTGTGACCAACGTCGGCGAATTCGAGAATACGACGTTGGCGGAACCCGTAGCGCCCGATGATGTGACGCCTTCAACGGTGAGGTGCCGTATGGCGAGATCTGCGAGTCCGCCGCCGCCTGCCTGATTGATCGAGAGAACCAGACCGCTACGTGAAACGCTGACGTGGGAGTTTGTTCGTCCGCCGAAGTAAGCCAGATCGCCGAGCAGCTCCAGTTTCTGGATTGTCATCACGCGGCTGGCATCGAATACCGGCACCTCTTCGTAGGTGACGTTTACCGCGTAGGATTTATCGACTGTGTCGTTATTGGTGACCTTGAGATGCAGTTCCCCGGTTGCGTCCTCATCCTCGTAGACGGAGACAAATATCGCAGCCGGGCCTTCCGCCGGCGTGCCCGAGGAAAAGTCCATCGGCTCATACACGTTGCCGAGTACGGATTTCCACTTGCCACGCAGGTCGGACCCTGAGAGCGAGTCTTTGCTGAAAATCTCGGCGTTCGATTGGCCGCTGCCGGCAGAAGGAACGACCTTCAGCTTCGTAATGTTGAAGGCATTCGGAAGGCCGGTGATGTGAAGACTCGCAGTGCCGCCTGATGCCGTCGCTGATCCCGTGCTGCCGCTTGCGGTAAGTCCTCGTGCCATTTATGCCGCCATCCTTTTCCCGCCGGGCTCCTCGAGGAATACCAGGCTAACACTTCGATAGAGTTGCTTCCGATCACCGGGCGTACTCACAAGGCGCATGTACCAACCGTCGTAACGGTCGTGTCGTGGAATCACAAAGACAGGGTTTGTTTCTTCCTTCAGCGCGGAAGTGAACGACATCAGCGTGTCGCCCTCCGTGTCTGTCATCGCTGTAAACGTCACGCTGATGCGCTTCATGTCGACGATGAAGTCCGCGAAGATCGCGCCGCCGTCGGTGGTCTCCACGTTTACGTCCGAAATGTGATCTATCAAGAGCCCGGGCTCGTAGGCGATGCCGCGTGGAGTGGTCTCGACCAGGCCCAGCAGCAGATAGCCAACCTCTAGGAACCCGTCTGCATTCGATGGGTCATTGATGCGGATTCTCCAATACCGGTAGCTCTGAGACGGCGAGAGCAGCTTGAAGGACGTGAATTGGCGCCAGGTCATCGTCGTGCTGAAATCCAAGACGCTCGTCGTTGTTCCGGCATCGATCTGCACAGTTGCACTTGCCGAGAAGTTGTTATTGGCAAGGCCGATGATGTCGACTTCCCGCGCGTTGATCAGGTCAATGGTGATGTCGACGTTTGTGACAACGGCAGTATCGGATCTCCAGACCCTCGACAATCGCTGATTCTGGATGTTCGCAATCGGATAGGTCGCGTGCGAGGACGTTGCAGCGACCGTATAAATTGCGCCGTAGTTCGCTGTGTGCGCGAGGTACTTAAACATTACGGAAGGGCTTCACCGAATCGACGAGCAGCAAAAGCATTGGATTCGAGGTAGCGCGTGATCTCTTGAACTAGCAGGCTCGTGTCCTGGGATTCCTTTTGATAGATCTGAATGTAAATGTTGTTGCCGCCGCCAACCATTGCGGTCTCGTTCTCGTTGGCGCCTTCCTTGGTCAGATCGCGGCGAACATTCGAAAGCCAAGGTATGAGCGTCGAAAATGCCTGGTTCACAACCTTGGCGTTGTTGGGATCCACCGCAGCGAAGGACGCGGCGTTGTCTTGGAACTCTTCAAACAGGTTGTTGATCAGCTTGAGCCGGTTCGTCGGCGAGAGAACCTTGTCTTCGAAAACTCCGCTGATTGCGGAAACCAGGGCGTTCTGCGCCTTAACGATTTCGTCAGCTGCTTTGTGACCCGCGCCGATGCTTCCGAAAATGCTCTTGAAAAGACTGACGGCGCCGTTTGCGATATCCAGGCCCATGCTGACAGGGTTCAGTTTCGCGGCGATACCCGTAGGCGTTCCAGAAGCTCCGCCGCCTCCACCGAAGATCCCGGGCAGGCCGCCGCCAGACCCGCCGCTACCGCCACCGATGCCCAGTGAACTGAGAACGCCACCGAAGGCGCCGCCAAGATCTCCCTTGATCAGCTTGCCGATGTCGATGCTTCCGATCAGATCGGTGAGCGCGCCCTTCCAATCCGTAACGAATTTCTTTCCTGTCTCAAGGAGAGATCCGAAGGTAACGGAGACCTGGTCTGCAGCCTTCTGCGCTGGATCGACCATGATTTCCGGCAGTCGGCCGAATTCTCCTTTGATGCCTTCCATCAGGTCCGGTACATAGGAATGGCCTACGACTCGCTCATACATTCCGAGGAACGAGTCCTCGATCGCCTTGGCAAATCCGCCAACGCTGTCGCGGATCGCCTTCAGTGGCGCCGTGACGATCGTCTTAATAGCCTCCCACATCCCGCCCCAGATGGTTTTTATTCCGTCGGCAAACTTCGACCAATCGCCAGTCAGAAGACCGGTCCAGACCTTAAACGTTCCTTCTAAAGTCTTGAAGGCTGCCGACAGTACGGCGCCGACGATTTCAAACGCGGCGCGGACGTAAGGTCCAAACGTGTTCACGGCAACCCGGAACTGCGTGAGGATCGTTTCCCAGTAGATACCGAGAATCCGGGTGATCGATGGGCCCCACTCTCGCCAGATGTCCATGATGGAGTCCGCAGCTGTGCCGACCAGCTCGACAAGCGATTCCCATACCTGCATTGCCGTGGTCTTTATGGAGTTCCAGATCGGCAGTAGTGCGTCGCGGACATCTTTGTTCTTTAGCGCGAAATAGGTAATGGCGCCGACCGCTGCCGTGATTGCTGCGATGATTCCGACCGGTCCGGTCAGTACGGCACCGACGGTTCCGAGAGCTGCCGTCAGTCCTGCAGATCCGCCCAGCCAGGTGATGAGCGTTCCTATCGGCGCGATCAGCCCGGTGATGCCGGTCACGAGGGTGCCCACACCAATGAGTACCGGACCAATCGCAGCAGCAGCGGCGGCCAGTGCGACCGTAATGGCCTGTACTGGCTTTGGCATATCGGCGAACCGCTGCGCCGCCTGAGCTAGGACGTCGATCAATGGCTTTGCCGCCTCGAGGACGTTCAGCAGGATCGGTAGCAGCGCCGTTCCCAAGGTGATCGCGACATCGCCTACGCGATTTTTCAGTAGCTGAATCTGGCTTTCGAATGTGCCGTAACGTATTTTTGCTTCATCGACGAGGGCCTTGTTGGCTTCCCAGGCCTGATTGCCGAGCGCCAGCGTGTCTGCCATCAGCTGGCCGGCGCCGGATGCGCGCAACAGTGTGTCCTTGATGATGATGCTTTTGCCGATCGTGTCTTCAATTACTCCGTTGACGTCTTTGCCTTCCGCCTTTATCCGACTCAAGCCGCTGATGAACGCAATCGTCGCGCCTGCAGCGTCGGTCTGAAATTTCTGACGGAATTCTTCGGCGCTCATTCCGGCAGCTTTTGCGAAATCGGAGATGATGAACTTGCCGCTCTCCAGTTCCTTCTTCGTCAGATTGAGCGAACCCATCACCGCGTCCTGCATCTTGAGGAACACGCGGGAGATTGCCGAGCCGCCCGCTTCTGCATTGATGCCGAGAGATGAAAGGGCTGACGCGAAGGAGAGCACCTGCGCTTGAGATAGCCCTACCAGGTGGCCCGTGCCGGCGATCCGTTGGGCCATCATGATGATATCTTTTTCCGTAGACGCGCCGGCGTTCCCCAGAGCAACCAATGTGGCGCCGAATCGATCGACATCCTTGCCGGCTGCACCGAAAACGTTCTGAATCGTTGCCGTTGCCGTCGCTGCTTCGCCTGACGTCAGGTTTGTCGTGACGCCGAGGTCAGCCATGACCTTTGCGAATGCTGCAATGTCGTCCTTCTTGATGCCCAACTGGCCAGCCGCTTCACCGATTTTATTGAGCTCGTTGACGGAGATCGGGATCGTCTTCGACATCGACCTGAAAGTTGCCTCGAGTTGCTTGAATTCCGGCTCGGTCGCTTCCACGGTCTTTCGCACGCCGGCGAAGCTGCTCTCAAAATCAGCTGCTGCCTTGACAGCTAGAACACCGACTGCCACGATCGGCGCCGTTACAGCAGCGGTCAGGCCTTTGCCTGCCGTGATCGCGGCCTTGCCGAGATCGTTCATCAGGGTGATCGACGGTTTGACAACCTTCTCGAACTCCTTGAAGTCGTTCCTCGCCTGAATTATGGACTTGTTGAGATCGCCCGTCCGGAGGCTCAGCGAGACGTAGAGGCTTCTAACTGTCGCCATTCCACGCCTCCTCGATGCCGTCGCCTAGTTCTTTGCCGATCAAGTCGATGGCCTCCTCCACGCGTGCGTCATAGGCTGGGCCCATCCACGGACGCGCGGTCTGGTCGGTCGTTCCCCACTCAGCGAAACGACCTACGAATCCCCATTTCTTCGATCCAACCCGACCCTCGGCTCCCGACGCCGATTGCTCGACGACCGAGATACCCAGGTTGTCCCGGATGCGCGATCCGCCAGTTTCTGGATCATCCGGTGCCCGATGTTGCTGCTCCTCGAGCAGCGGAGCACACCCGCGACGCAGCGCCCGCGCATTGATTTGCCGTTTTTCTCCGAGGCTTGCAGGAATGTCCTGTAGGGTGTCGATCAGTTCCTGCAAACCTTCGACGGTGAATTCAGCCATGCCTTAGGCGTCCAACATTGCAAAGATCTCGTCAGGGGTTTGTTGACGGGTCAGATTTTCGGCGGGATTCTCTTTTTCTTTTAGAGCAGCATCCGCTTCGTCGTTCTTTAATTTTCTCAATGCGTAGATTTCTTGAATTTCGCGGCCATCCCAGCGTGCGAGGAGTTCATGCTTCGGAACTCCATACTCATCGGCAAGCGTCACGCAAAACCGATAGAACGGCCGCTCTTTTAGTTTTTTATGAGTTCCTCAACAGAGCCTTCATGGATACCGGAGATTCTGGCGATGATCGTGAACAGCTTGTTCACAGGCTTGTGACTCTTGGATGTGATCACGGCGACAAGCGCATCCCTGTCCGACGTCAGAGGAGCTCCGGACTCGTTGCACATGCCCATCGCTACCAATAACGCTTCTAGCTTCGCATCGGCGTTTTTGTCCATGTGGAATTCGGGCTTGCCGTCGACCACGGTTACCTTCGTTCGTGCAGCTGCCTGCCATTCCAGGACGTCTCCAGCAGACAGCGGCCGCACCCAAACGTCGATGCCCCATTCCTTCATGGGCACCTTCAGCGGTTTGCGGTCTTCGATCTGCTGGAGTTGTTCAAAGTTCATTCGCTACTCCTTTATGCGTGCGGATCAGTGGGGCTGGGATTTCCGCCGGTGATACGCGTCTTGAAGTTGATTTCCAGCAATCCCTGGGGCGAGATCGTGCCCTCGTCATAATCCAGCGACAGCACAGAGAAATACCGTACGTTGCTTGAAGGCGCCGGCTTGGTGACTCTCACGTCGAGAACGGCCTTTGCAGCGATCCACGCCTCAACCAGCAAGAGGTTTGCCGCGTTGTTCACCATGACGATCGTGACTTCCTTACCGTCCGAGAGACCGCCGATACGCTCAACGCCGGGACTGTCGAGCGTCGTGGAATCCACTTCCGGATTCATCGCGCCGATACCAGCCACGGTGCGGATGTTACCGATTGTCGTGTACGCGTCGGGACTTTGCGTTACGTCCCAGTAGGCTACCGCGACGCCCGCTCCAATCTGGGCCTCCGTGGAGTCAGCGCCGCCGGCGATGCGCGGCGCGAAATACCACAGGCCGTCGGAGCCTCGCTGCCATACTCGTTTGGGTTTCCGGC